TTGGTTGGGGTGGGCATTGCTTACCAAAGGACACCTCGGCATTTGTAAAATTTGCAGAACAACATGGCGCTGACCTACCGCTAATTCGTTCGGTGCGTAAGATCAACGAGGATCATAGAAAGTGAAACGACTCATCTATCAGGTTTCTGTAGGTAAACCATCTAATCTTTATAAACACTGTATTCAATCTGTTGCAGAATATTGTGCTAAACATGGTATCGAACATTATGTTTTAGATAAACCAAAGCTGCGAATTAATCCTAATCCATTTACATCTAATCGTAGTGAAGGTGCTTCAAGGTTGGGTTATCTGCCTATCTTTGAAAAAGAAAATGCTTTTGATCTTCTTCCAGAGTATGATCAGATTGCTGTGATTGATTCTGACATTTATATTCGACCAGATGCTCCAAATATCTTTGATGACTTTGGAACTGATCATCCGTTTGGCGCAGTTTGTGAGCGTGAGATGCCAATCAACAAACAGTATATTGCAAAGATTTTGAATTACTCTCGAATGCAATATCATGGTATTCATGGTAAAAAAGGTTTGGACTTTAAACCCAATAAATTTGGATATGAATTTTATAATATGGGGATGATGCTAATGAATCAGTCTTTTTATGACTATGTAAAAATGCCAGCTAAAGAATGGTTGGATCAGATAGAGTTTCAACCTTTTATTGATGGGCTCGGTGCATGGAAATGGTCTACTGATCAAACGCTGTTAAATTACTTTATGAAATCCCGTAAAGTTCCTGTGAAGCATATGAACTGGAAATGGAATGGTCTATATAGTGCTAATAAGAAAATTAGTGAATGCCACTTTGTTCACTTCTTTTTGAAAGACTTGCTACCAGAACGTGGTGAGAATGTAGAGCAGTTGATGGAGCAGATTTAAATGTTGCTTATTTCTCACAGAGGTAACATTAATGGCATTAATTCAGCATCAGAAAATCATCCATATTATATCCAAAAAGCATTAGATGCTGGGTATGACTGTGAAGTTGATGTATGGAAAAACTCAGATGATTATTGGCTTGGTCATGATAAACCTACATTTAAAATTGATATTAGTTGGTTATTAGAAAGAAAATGGAAACTTTGGATTCATTGTAAAAATATAAATGCCCTAGAAGATATGTCAAGACACTATTTGAATTATTTTTGGCATGAAAGTGACAAATACACCATGACTTCCAAAGGCTGGGTATGGGCATATCCAAATGAATTAACATCTACTAAATATAACAAAACTATTGCAGTTTTACCAGAGTGGAATGATACAGATGTTAGTGAGTTTGCTGGTGTCTGCTCGGATTATATTGTGAGATACTTAAAAGGAAAATAAAATGTATTATACGGTAACATATCATGTTCATAGCAAAGATATTCCATCAGCCGCTCATAACATTGCAATCGGGCAAAGTATCGGCAATCCAAATATTAGATCAGAAATTGAAACTTCTGCTAATGTCAAAGAAATGGAAGCTATCGTAAAGTCTATTGAAGGTAATATCGTAAAGATTGATTACCCACTCAAAGCATTTACATGGCCAAACATTTCTCAGTTGCTTTGTATTATTCAAGGTGGACAATCTGATATTGAAATTGTAGAACGTTGTCGTGTAATTGACATTGAAGGTTTACCTTATATGAATGCCCCTGTTCTTGGAATGAAAGCATTTAAAGAACGTGTAGGCGCAGAGAATCGTCCACTTTTCGGTTCTATTGTTAAACCTAAGTCTGGTCTTACAGAACAACAACTTCTTTCTATTGTAGAGCAAATGATTGATGGCGGCAGTGATTTCATCAAAGAAGATGAGATTATGGCTAACAATGATTATTTACCTTTGACTCAAAGAGTACAGGCAGTCAGTTCTCTTATTGAAAAGAAAAATAGCAAAGTTGTGTATTCGTACTGTGTTAATGCTGATCCATACGAATTAGTTCAAAACTTGGAAGATGTTAGAAGTCTTGGTGGCGATTGTGTGCATATCAATTTTTGGTCAGGTCTAGGTGCATATACAGCAAGTAATCAGGCAGAACTTATTACACACTATCAGCGTTCTGGTATTCGTATTCTCACTGATCCCGGCAATAAATTTTCTATCTCATGGCCAGTTCTAGTTAAACTTGGTGTTATGGCTGGTATTGATACTATACATGTTGGTATGCTTGGTGGATATTATCCAGAAGGAGAATCTGAAGAAGAGACGATGGAAGCACTTTCTATCTGTATGAATAATGATAGAGTTGCTGCTCTTAGTTGTGGAATGAATCCAGATGTTGCTAGAGAGATTCGTGGAAATATTGGTAATGATTGGATGGCAAATATTGGTGGTTGGTTGCACACTGGTGAGAATATCTACGATAAAGTGTATGAAATGAGAAAGAGTTTGGACTAATGAAAATTATTTTACCTATGGCTGGTAACGGTCAACGATTTATTGATGCTGGATATAAACTACCTAAACCACTAATTGACATTCAAGGTAAACCTATGTTTGTCAGAGTGTTAGAAAACATTGGATATGGAACAGACATCCATGTCATTGTTCGCCGTGAACATATTGACAAGTATGCTATTGATAGGTTAATCAAAGATGCTTCTCCTAGTGCTACTGTGCATGTATTAGATGCCATTACTGAAGGAGCTGCTTGTACTGTACTAGAGGCAATTGACACAGAGAGTGATGATGGGTTCTTAGTTGCAAACTGTGACCAGTTAATGTCATGGAATAAATCTGACTTCTTTGAGCAGGATAATACTGAAGGCACCATCCTTACATTTATACCTGATCATGATAAACCAATTCATAGTTATGTAACTGTAGATAATAGTGGGTATATTACTGAATTAGCAGAAAAGAAAATGATTTCAAATATTGCTACTGTAGGTGTTTATCATTTTGCAAGCGAGAAAAAGTTTGCTGAAGCTGCACAAAGAATGTTTGATGCTAATGACCGTACAAATGGTGAATTCTATCTTGCGCCTGTATATAATTACCTTGAGGGCAATGTCAGAGAATATCGAGTTGAGAAGTTTTTAGGTATGGGAACACCAGAAGAACTGGAGGCTTTGAAGAAGACTGAGTGGTGGAACAGGATTCCTAGTTTATGAAAATTGCAGTGTGTGTTAATGGTATCTATAGAGATAAAATAAATATTCATCCAGATATTTTAGATCAAAAAAGACGTGAAATATTCCCAACAGCAGATTTTTATTATCATACTTGGGAATCTGATGTTGATAGAATACCTAAAAAATATCAAGAAAAATTGTTTTATTGCAAAGAACCCAAAATGACTTATCATCCAGTGTCTGATACAAATTATCCATGTAAACATGGTAAGTTTGAAAGATATAGGGAGAAAAATATATTTCACAATAAAACCCAGCATGGGTCAAAACAAATATTAGGATATGCTGATTTAATATCTAAAATACCTAATGATTATGATATTATAATTCGAACACGATTTGATGTCGAAATTGCAAATACAGATTATAGTAAATATTTAGAAATAGCAAAAAATAAGGGTCCAGTTGGTTTTATGATACGACCCGCTAAAGGGCATGAAATTAATAAAGTTTATGATGTCCCGAAAGATGACCCCAATGCTGATTGGTATGGATACTTGCCAGATCAATTAATTATGCACAGCCCCAAACATTTTGATCCTAATTTTGTATTTGATTTACATGCACAAAAAAATCTTCTTCCCGTAGAATGGGGATGGTATCAAGTAATGAGTGAGCCGTATGGTGATATTCATAGTTCTTTTTGGGGAATATGTTCAATTGTTAGATAGATTGAAAAATATACAATCAACCAAAGGAAGGGCAAAACACACAAATAAAAATAACCTCTTGTCGGTCTTTGCTGAATACGATGGTCAGAAGGTTAAAGTATATGAGACATTTAATCAGGCGCAAGTTGACTTACGTCTTTATATTGATCAACATGATCAGGTGTCTCATTACTTTCCTAAAGTAATTAACTCGGATGGTCTATTGATTGCAGAAGAGTTTATTGAAGGCACACATGCACGTAATTGTGATGTGAACGTAATACAAAAAGAAGTCGGTAAGCTGATTCTGACTCTACGTTCAATTGACTATAACAAGTGTACATGGGATTACCTTGAGCATATACACAAAAGAGTTAGTTTACCTTTTACACCTCTATTACTACCTAATCATATTAACCATAATGATTTAACGATAGACAACATCATTATGACTGAGAATGGTATTAAGGTTATTGATAATGAATTTTTAGCATGCAATAATGCTTGGTTCATGAATGTTATTAATGCCAAGTTCTTAACAGACCCATCGCTAGTGTTTGGTATAGATAGTGACGTAGTACAAAAATATTGGAAAGTTAGAAAATCATGGAAAGTTTAATTGAAAAACATTACTCTGGATTGAATGCGAATAACTACGACAGTCGATCTACTAATAAAAAGTGGCAGTTTGAGCAACGTATCGTTGAAAATTTTATTATGAATAATAGTGATATTGAGACTATTATTGATGCGCCGCTTGGTACTAATCGGTTTAGTGATGTTTTTGAACGTGCTGACCACATTAATGTTGTTTATGGGTATGAGTATTCTGATGATATGATTGCACAAGCAAAAAAGAAAATTTCATCTAAATTAAATGTAAAAAAATGGAATTTGCTTAAAACCCCAATTAAAAAGAAGGCTGACCTTTCTTTGATTATTCGCATGTTAAACTTATTTCCACAGGATGATTCATTATCTATTCTTAATAATGTATTGACTGCTACTAAAAAGTATTGTATATTAACTCTAAGATGTTGGGACAAAGACCCAGTATTAGAACAAAATAAAATTTATGTGCAAAATGAAAATATTTTTATGAATGTTATTAGTGAAGCAGGATTTAAAGTAATTAAGTCACAGTCAATTGACACAAAAGTTTCGGGGACATATAAGGTAATTACGATATCAAGATGAAAATTTGGAAATACAAAAATTATGAAGAGTATGTAGAAGCACAAACTCGGGCTAATGTAAAAAAAATTAAGCTTAAATGGGTTGAAGAATCTACCATTGCTAAGATACATTCTTGGGTTCCATTTGCCACATCTATATTATGTCATGGTACTCGTAATGCCGCAGAGCAAAAGTTTTTTAAAAAATATTACTCAAATGCAAATATTGTTGGAACAGAAATATCACATACTGCTAAAAACTTTCCGATGACTGTTCAGCATGATTTCCATGAAGTTAAAGATGAGTGGATTAGTAAATTTGACATCTTGTACACTAATTCATTTGACCACTCGTATGATCCAATCAAATGTTTAAATACATGGAAAAATCAGTTGTCTGATAATGGTATTATGTTTGTTGAACATGCACACAGTGAAGTAAATAACCGATCTAGGGCAATTGATCCGTTAGAAATTTCTATTGAAGAATTGCTTGAATTATTTAAAGAAGTAGGTTTAAACGCTATAATCAAAGATAGTACTGGCAAGGGCGCAACATTATATCAGGTAAATAAATAATGAAGATTGCTTTTTGTATTAGTGGATTGCAACGCAAAACTGATATTGATTATTCTGTATTAGAAAATGGAATGTTTAGTGCATTTAAAAATATAAATGTTGATTATTATTATCAAACATGGAATAAAAATACTTTAATTAATAACAACAAAGTATTAGTTTTAGATGAACCTGATATTGGGTATGATTGTGTAGCAGATACAAAATCTAATGCTGGTCCATGGCTGGATCATAAAAGATTACACAAATCCAGTTCTAAATTATATAACTCCACAAAACAAATATTAGCTCATGCTTTTTTGGTTAAAAGTCTGCGAAAAAAGTATGATATGATTATTAAATGTAGATATGATTTATACTTCTCAGACAAATTGGACTATAATTTGTATCTAGAAAAATCTTATGAAGAAGGTCCGTATGGGTTTGGATGGAGAAGTGGAAAAATGGATAATGAATCTATTAAATATTTAAATTCTCCTGAAATGTTGAAGAAGACTACAGATAACATTAGATGGAATGGTATGATGAGAGACCCTTTAATATTCCATAGACCAAAACACTTTAATACTGATTATGTATTCTATTTACATAAAAAGAAAGAATTATTACCTGCTGAAGCTGGATGGTATCAAATATTAAGTAAACCTTATGACGATCATCACACAAATTACTTTGGTGGAGTATTGCTTGCTAAGGATGGAAAATTTAAATGAAATCATTTATAGTTTACTTAAAAGGTCACTCTGTTTCAGAAAAACAAGCTAATGACTGTTACAGAAGTTCTAGTTCTAGTGGGTTTGATGTTGAAATGTTAGAAGGTGTTACACCCAAAACTTTATATGACTATGAGCATTATCCAGAAGTGCCTAATGGTAGAGTTACCAACTTTAAACGAGAAAGTAAAAAAGTTTATGAGACAAAGATGTCATGCTTTCTTAATCATGTTAAAGTGTGGAAAAAATGTTTAGAGTTAAATGAACCTGTAGCATTTATTGAGCATGATAGTTATTGTGTTAGAAACTGGGACAATCCAACATGGAAAGATGTATTGATTATGAATGCATCTTCTGCATTTAAACAGAAAGTTTTTAGTCATGTTCGTAATAAGCCTGATTTTGATTTTGGTATAAATGAATACTCTTATTCACCTTTAATATATAACAAAGACAATCTCTTTAAAGGGAGCTTAATGATTCCGGGAACAGCAGCATATGCTATTACTCCTAAAGGAGCAAAAAAGTTATTAGACTCATTACACAAAAATGGATGGGAACAAAGTGACTTTTTTATTAATACAAAAAATGTAAAAATGCAATATACAATTCCAGAATATTTTACATTCAAACATTCAAACTTAAACACTAGTCATGGAGTGGGATAAAATTATCAAGTATAATACTCTGGAAAATAAACTAAAAATTAGAGAAGACGCATATAAAAGTTTTTCTATTGAGTCGTACAAGAAAAGAATATATCAAACTTTGGAAAATATTAAAAAATGAAAGCCTTTGTAATTACATTATTTAATGACAAGTACAGTGTACAGTCTGCTGAGAACACTCTCAAGACTGCCAGACAGATGAATGATGACCTTCATATTGAAATGGTCCGTGCTGTCACGCCTGATAAGATTAAAGACACTACTTACTCCTATCCAGTTGAAGGCGAGACTAGTGTTTATGAAGGCATGACTCTGATTGGATATAAAGCAAAAGACATTGGTAAAAAGATTGCTTGTTCTTTGTCACATATGAATCTCTGGAATAAATGTGTACAATTAGACGAACCAATTATGATCTTAGAGCATGATGCAGTTTTTATTCGTAAGTTTAGACCTAGCAAGATTCTTAAGTCTATCGATGATGGTGACGTTCTCATGATTAATGATCCTCGAGGTGCTACCCGTCGTGGCATGGTCTATCATGAGAATATTATCAAGAACGACTTTGGTGTGCATGTAGTAGAAGGTGTAAATACTCCAGATGAGAACGTTCCAGACGGTCTTGCTGGTAACAGTGCATATGTGATTACACCAGCGGCTGCAAAGAAAGCCTCGAAGCTTCAATCAAGTATTGGTATCTGGCCAAACGATGCTCTGCTCTGCAAGCAGCTGTTTCCTGGAAATCTCAAGTCATACTACCCATATATAACTAAGGTAGAACAGAGAAGATCAACAACGACAGGTTAGATTATGATTGCCAAAGTGATTACCTTGATGAACATGCCACAGTCCGTCAAGGCTGCGCAGAGATGTATTGATTCTGGCGCTGGATATGGTGTACACGTTCAGAACTTTAATGCTGTCACTCCAAAGACCGTAGATCAATTTGTGTATGATGAACAGATTGATACAAGATTCTTCAAAGAAAAGTATTCAAGATTTAAGAATGCATTGGCTGCTTTCTCGTCACACTATTCCCTCTGGAAAGAAAGCTATCAAACCCAGCAAAACTATCTTATCCTAGAACATGATGCGGTATTCGTTGGTGACATTCCAACATTCCTCCGAGGTGATATTGTAAATCTTGGAGAACCTTCATATGGTAGGGTTGAGACACCAGGTAAACTTGGTGAAGGGCCACTCTGCTCTAAGCCGTTTCTTCCTGGTGCACACGGATACTACATTACACCCAAAGGCGCATGGGATTTAATTCATCGAGCAAAGATTAAAGCAAAGCCCACTGACGTTTATATTCACCAAGACGACTTTGAGATTACAGAGTTTTATCCGTGGCCTATTCAAGCAAGAGATACCTTTACCACTATCCAAAGAGAAGAAGGTATTCAGGCAAAGTTTTCATACCTTAAAACTGGAAAGATGGATATCCTAAATGTTCGATAAAGCTTTCCTGACTGGATGTGATGAAAACACAGAATGGATGCTGGAATGGTGGTTCACCGAGTACTCTAAGCATAACAATACACCCGTAATCTTTGCTGACTTTGGAGTTAGCGCTAAGGCTAGGGATTATGCAGAGAAGAACTTTGCAAAAATAATTAAGTTAAATTCGCATAAGGATAAAGCATGGTTTCTTAAACCTCAATCTATGATCGACGCATCTAAGTTAGCCAAGAAAGTTTGCTGGATCGATACCGACTGTCACGTGCTTCGTTCCATCTCTACTGTTTTTAATTACTCTGTAGAGAACAAGCTGGGCATGGTGCAAGATCTTCCGTGGACTAAACGTCGTGGAGAAATTTGGCATAACTCTGGTATTGTTTTATTTGAAGGCTGTCCTAGAATTCTAAAAGAATGGAAACGCAACATCGATGCCAATCCTACAGTAGGTGATCAGGAAGTACTACATATGATGCTGCGTGATGATCCTTTAAAGAAGCGAATATATATTGAAGATCTACCCAATATCTACAACTGGTTAAGAATCCAGCTATTAGATGGTCAGGATTCTTCTCGTAAGAAGATTATGCATTGGACAGGGTTTAAAGGTAAAGAACATATCAGAGGACTAATTCGTAATGGCTAAAGCGGTACACGTACTTGGTAACGGACATTCTTCAAAGCTATATCTAAATCATAAAGACCTAAAAGGAATGAAGGTGGTATGCAATCTGCCTCCGTTTGCTGTAGAGCGTGTTGCATTTTCTTGTATGGTTGACTTTAAAATGATGAAAGCTCTAACTGAAGGTAGCTTAGAAAATCCTTATACATGGGTGCTTGGCTATCGCCCTAAAGTATGGATGGAAAAGAATCCTGGCTTTCATATGAAGCATGCCGCACAGATTAAAGAATTCTATACCGTTCTGCCAAAATACACTGGGGGTGGGGGTCAAGGGTATACTAACTTTAACTGTGGACATTTTGCAACTCACTATGTAGCAAATAAGATCCAACCTGATCGTATTCACCTCTGGGGATTCGATTCTATTATGGACTTTGATATTCGATCACGAACAGACTTTTATCTTGAGTCTGATAGAGGTGGTATGAACACTGAAAGACTGTCTAGTACGTGGAGAAAAGTCTTCAATGGCATTTTCAAAGAGTTCAAAGATACTCAGTTCGTAATCCATCACACTCACAACAATATCAAAATCCCTAAGCCAGAAAATGTTGAAATTTCTGTGGAAAAAGTGTAATTAGGGGGTTTACATTTAAAGCCGAATGCATTATATTACTAGTGTAATCAACAGAAAGGCTTTAAACGATGGCTCACGAAATTGAATTTGTAGACGGTACCGCTCAGATGGCTTACGCAGGTGCTACTCCTTGGCACGGTCTGGGTACGGAAGTTTCCGACGATATCTCTACTGACGATATGATGAAGGCAGCAGGTCTGGACTGGACCGTTACCAAGCAGCCTATGTACTACATGGATGATCTTGGTGAGCTTGGTGAAGTACCAGGTAAGGCTGCACTCGTACGCTCCACTGATAAAAAGGTGCTGGACACTGTAGGCGAAGGCTGGAACCCAGTACAAAACCAAGAAGCTTTTGACTTCTTCCGCGAGTTTGTAGATGCTGGTGACATGCAGATGCACACCGCTGGCTCCCTCAAAGGTGGTAAGATGGTCTGGGCGTTGGCTAAGATCAACGACGGCTTCACTATCAAGACTCCACAAGGCGAAGACACGGTAGAGTCCTACCTCCTCTTCTCCAACCCACACCAGTACGGCAAGTCAATCGACGTACGATTCACTCCAATCCGTGTGGTGTGCAACAACACTCTCACCCTCTCTATCGACCAGCAAGTAGACAACTACGTACGTATGGGTCACCAGACTCCATTCGATGCAGCTACTGCAATGGAAACCCTCGGTATGGCTCAGCAAAAGCTTGAGACCTACAAGGAAGCAGCTGAGTACCTCTGCCAGAAGACTTACACCTCTGAGCAGATGGTCAACTACTTCAACCAGGTATTCCCTTCCGCTGGTGAGAAAGCTTCCTACAAAGCTCGTGAAGCTCAGGAAGTCATGCACACCCAGGCTGGTGCAGAGCTTGGTGAAGGTACCTTCTGGCAGTTGTTCAACACTGTCACCTACATGACTGACCATACTCTTGGTCGCAACAACGATAACCGCCTTCAGTCCTCTTGGTACGGCACTAACGCCAATGTCAAGAAGAAGGCACTTGAACTTGCAGTCGCAGCATAGGAGAAATGAAAATGGCTGATGCAAATATGATGAAAAACTTTCTTGAAAAAGTTCAGAAGGGTATTGTTGACGTCCGCTTTGAAAAGGCGGACGGTACCCAGACCAACCGTAAGGTAACCCTTGATCCTGACTATATTCCAGAAGAACATCCAGGTGTTGGTCTAACGGAGTATGATGATCTTATGGAGAGCTTTGACACTATTATGGATAAAGACTATATCCGAGTCTATAGTGTTACCGATCAAGGTTGGCGTACTATTAAACCCAGTAAACTTATTAGCTGGGTTTCGGGATAAAAAAAGTTAAATTAGGGGGTTTACAAAGCCCCCTTTTTGTATTATATAAGTAGTATTGATTGATTTTATAGGTTATTGACATGATCCGTTTGGCATCGACCCTTTTCGTTTCTGCTATCGTCACTGTTTCTATGTACGCTATCGTCACTGCTCCTAAGACTGAAGCACACGAGCTTGATTGTAACATGGTAAGCTTTGGCGAATACGACTACACAGACGTATCTACTAATCGTCCTACACGTAATAACAACCCAGGCAACATCCGGAAAACTGGAGTAACCTATTATGGCGAAACTTCTAATGACCCAGCCTTTGAGTCGTTCGCTGCTCCTGAATGGGGATATGCAGCTATGTTTGACCTTCTGGACCGCCTTTACACTGGACTCACTCTCAGTGAGGCTATCCACAAGTGGGCTCCACCTGTAGAAAACGACACTCAACGTTATATCGACTTTGTCGCTGGAAGCACTGATCTTCATGAAGACAAGTTTGTCATTGATGTAAATGACGAACGTATTATCGGTGTCGCTAAGTACATGTCAATTCTAGAAGGCATGAAGGGCTTTTCTGACGATGATGTTACTCTAGGTTATATGGTATGGGAGAAATGCTATAATGCTGAATAAGCAATCTATTACAAAAACACTATCCGCAATCCATGAAGCCAAACAGACCGTAGGGTTTGTACAGGCTATGGAGATTATCCTGCGGCATGAAGACCCTAAAGAATTACAAGAGCTGATTGAATATTGCCAACATCGTATTAAACAATTAGAGGTTGAGAATGAAACACAAGCGTTTATGTGAACCAGATTTCGGTAAAAAAGATAACTACACCATCATCCTTCCTATTGATCAAGGAGTAGAACACGGACCACATTCTGCGTTCTATGCCACTGATCATCCTGAGATGTTGGATGTGGATTATCAGGTTGACTACATCGCTGAGTTATTGCAAGAGGGATTAGTAGGTGCTGCGGCACTACCGCAGCGTACTGCTAACCTATTGAAGTTTTGGTATCCGCATTTGGCACAGGATATCATTATGAAACTAAATCATGGTAACAATCTGAACGACTGGCTTGATCCGACTCAAGCAGTCTATGCAACTACAGCTGCAGCTCAAGGAATGGGTGGCATTGGATACACAATTTATCCTGGATCGCTTGATCAAGACGAAATGATCAATTACTTTGGTAAGATTAAAACCCATGCCTCACCGACTGCCAAGACCATTCTCTGGTCGTATCCACGTGGCGGTGAATTCAATCCTATCTCGTTTGAGACTACAATGCATGCAGCATACATTGCTGCGCAGTTGGAACCAGACGTGATCAAGGTTAAGCTTCCTGAGTATGATAATATGTCTACACTCTGTATTCGGGTAGATCGTGTTGTTAAATCAGCATGTGGTATTCCTGTGGTCTTTTCTGGTGGTACCAAGCGTGGCACTGAAGCAATCCTAATGGAAGCAGAAGCGATTGCAAAGAATGGTGGCTACGGTATGATTGTAGGACGCAACGTGTTCCAGCGTAAGCGTAATGAAGGTAAAAATCTATTAAGAGATATACACAAAGTGTTTAGGGAGAGTTAATATGTTGAGATTCTTAGCATTACTTTTTTTATTGGTTCCTAGTATTGCTAAGAGTCAAGTGATGACCAAAGAAAATATGATTATGGAATATAAAGACATCGCCAGTTTAGCTGCGGCTGAAGTTCTGGGATGTGGTAAAATTAATAAAGAAAACATAAAAAGATTTAATACAATTTTTGATGCTTTCATGCTTGAAAAGGCTAAAGAAGAAGGTTATAATGTCACGATAGAAGATATTGAAGGATGGAAACTAGCAAAACTAATAGAGCAATATGATGGGATGAAAGGTATTCCATGTTCCGTGATCAATGAATCTATTGACGAATTTAATAAAACATCTCGATATACTCGGGAAATATATGATTATTATACACCGGCAGGAGGCATATAAATAGTCTTATATCTCAATCTTTTGGTATAATCTATGGCAATTATTTTTACTTCCTCTTTTTCATCTATTGCTGGGACGTTCTTAGGAGACTTCCAGACAGAGGATAGTGCCAGACCTCACGAATTATCAGAATACTATAGAGGCGGAGATTTCGTTCCAGATTCTGCACAGTATTCAGATATTCCTACTAGTGGAACAATTTCCGTTAGCGATTTTGGATTCGCCACATCAACGCTCACATTCCAAGTAACAATTGATACTAATATCAACAATGTATTTTTAGACAGCTATGCCACTGCAAACGGTTGGAATGGTAATGACATACTAGAAGTTACTATTAATCCAGATGTTATAGTTGGGGCGCCAACACCAGATCGCCAGCCTACGGGATTTTATGTCGGAGAAAGTGCTGGCGATCTTCGCCTATTTACTGGCTTGCCCGCATTAACAATAGACACTAACAATACAATCATCAATAATTATGGTATTATTCATGGCCATGGAGGTACTGGCGGAGGTTTTGCAAAGCTTACTGAATCAGCATCAACTTTTTCATTTCTTCAGACTGGTCAATATGGCGGTTCTGCAATAGAGGTAACTGGAAATAATGTTGAAATCAGAAACTATGACAGAATTCTAGGCGGTGGTGGAGGAGGAGGATTTGGTAGAGGGGTAGGCGCTTCTCCGACTATACCATTTGCCGGAGGCGGTGGCGGTGCTGGAGCGGGACGGCCTGGAGGTGGATCTACGAACTTAAATCAGACCGGAGGAGTGCAATATGATGCCTACAGTTCTACCCCTGCAAGAGGTGGGGGCGATGGTGCTTCTTGGGGAGTTACAACAGCTAGAATCTATTCTGGGGAATATGGTGGATTAGACTTTACTTCAACTGGATTTAATGATGGCACCGATGGATCGAACACCTATTACGGTGGCGGCGGCGGCGGATGGGGGCGACCCGGAAGATCAGGAAATGATCGGGGGTTTCCCTCCGCTGCTGGCATAGGCGGATATTCAGTTAATGCAACTGGATTTAATGTTGAACTTCAGACTTTTCATGAGATTGGTGCTATATCAGCAGGTGATTTAGAAGGAAATGTCGATTCTGAAACTGGCGTTATTACTACTATTAATATAACTTTGGATGACCTTGGAACTTATGGTCGATTGGATACAGATTTATATGAAAAAGCAAATGCTGTTACAGGACAGGGCAATCTTTCTGATCGATCAGTCCCAATTCTTACTCCATTAATTTTTACGATTTCTAGTGACTTCGATCAAACCCAAACTGCATACAATAAATTTAATGTCATAGCTGAGGAATTACAAACAGGCGGTAATTTCTTAAACCTAACCATTATTAACAACGGTGTAATTGCCGGAAAAGGAGCCAGCGCTAGTACCGGAAGTAATTATTTTCGGGAAGCTAAGGCAGGAATTAATGTAACTCATGCAATGGGAAGTTTAACTGTTATTAATAATAACTTTATCGCTTCCGGGGGTAGTCACGGCGCTAGTGTAACAGCGTCTATGTTTGCCAATCAAAATGATAATATGAGTGGAACCATCCGAGCAGGTGGTGGTGGTGGTCAAGGCGGCGGTGATGGTATATCTTCATCATATACAGCCAGTTTTCCATCAACGTCAAACTCCGCAAGCTCGGGTTCTTATAACCTTGCAGGCGGATCATCTAGCTCTGGTAGTAGTAGTTCTGGATCGCTAGGAACTCATGATAGAATTACGTCTGGTGCGGTTAGTGGAGGCGCCGGTAGCGCTGGTGGTGGTAATGGTGGTGCTGCAGCTGGCGCAATTCAAGATAATCAAAATAGCGAAAATGGTAGAGAATGGAATATAAGAGGCCCAAGTGGAGGCGGCTCTAGTTTGACTAGTATTACAGGTTCTTCTGGAAGTATCACTACTCAGCCAACATCGAACAGTGGTAAGTCATGGGAAGGCGATCATGCTACAGCCGTTGGTCAAGGTGGAGGAGCTTGGGCTACTGGAACAAAGTCTTCAATCCATGGTACTTCTAACGCTAGTAGCTACACTCTTACTAATAATGGGACTATTAAATAATGAATTATTCATATATAACCGATAATCAAATTATGAATCTAGTTGATTCTTCTTATGCTACTATGAATAGTTTAGTAGATAGTTCGCAAATGTACAGGAAAGATTTTACTACATTAGATTCCGCTCAAGACTTTACCAAAAATCTGATTGTTCAATATGTAAATAGTTTGGATCCAATACCTCAATATCGGGTGGCAAAGTTTAGAAAGGTTATAACTAAAAACCCATTGACAAATGAGGTTTTATCTTCAGAAAGATTTGAAGTATTAGATAGTCTTAATAATCCAGGATTAACAGAAACCGATTTATTTAAGATTGAATATCCACCTCGCCTAGAAGAAATTGTCGGCATATCTGACCTTAAAGATACATTGAAAGACTATATGAAAGATTATGGAGAAAGAATATCTTTTGGGGAAAATATATTTGAAAAACAAATTATATCTGACAGTGATGGTAGAGGAAACATATTAGAGCAAAAGACTCTATTTAATAATATTGGGTGGAATCCTATTCTAAGCAGGGAACAATTTAATGTTTGATAGTTCATACGAATTTAATAAAATTTCTAATTGGAAATATGTTTGGTATGAAACAGATTCTGATGATGCGAATATTCTAACGATTTCAGAAAACGAGTCTGGGGAATGGGGAGCTTTTTGGAAAACATATGAAAAATCAGGAAGCAATTGGTCTAAAAATTCCAGATCTATTTTAAATAATAGTAAATTTTTTGGAACCATGTTAAAATGTGTAGAGGAATTTACTATTAATAATTCTGAATATACTAGGATTGAAATAGGACCAACATCTGACACATCATTATTTAATATAAATGTCACTTTAATTAAAAAGTTAGTATCAGCTAATCCGGACCTTTCTTATACGGTAGATTCTGATAATCTTACTGCATTTATCGTAAAATAACTATTTACAAACTTGAAAAAATATAGTATACTGCCTAAGTGTTTTAATGAAAGGAATATATACAATGGCTACACTTAAGAACAAACTACGTAAGAAGCACTTTGATACGCAGTTCCGTAAGAAGAAGCAGCTAGACAAACTGGCAGCTTTTGATATGGACTATGCTCACAGTCACAATCTTGATGAGATTCTGTCTGGCAATGAGGCATATCAAGAGTTTCTTTACGAGAAGAATAATGGATATTGAGTACAAAATCCTAAGTCGTAAAAGATTCTGTGACATGGTTGAAGAGTACATCTACATGAAAGATGTACCTTACATGGATGCAGTAATTGACCTAATGGATCAACACGAGATCGAACCTGATCGCATTCCTAATCTGATCAATACGTCAATCAAGGATAAGATCGAGGCAGAGGCTCGTGACCTCAATTTCCTGGAAAGGATTAATAAGTTACCTATATGAGGAATTTTATGTTACGTTTAATTGGAATGTACATCCCGTTTGTACTAGTCATTCTAGGCATCGGCGCGTGCAGTTTTATTTACAAGGATAATCTGCTGGGAACGTTTGGCCAGCAAGAAGAGGTTATCGAACCGGTACCAGAGCCTGAAGTACCGATGGAAGAGATTACACCTATTGAAGAGGAACCAGTCGATGCCGTGGAAGTGGAATCCAATGAAGAACCACTATCAACAGACGCCTTACCCGGAATCGGAGAATGTGTCTGCCCAGATCAAAGCACCACAACTCTGGAAGGTGAAGAAGAATCCTCCAATTGAACCCATGGAGGTAGAGGAAGGGTCAATTACCTTTCCAGAAAAATAGGGGTTTACATACAACAGACAATACTGTATAATACACGTCTTAATACTTCAGTCAATACAAGGAATATACATATGACACTCGCAGCTCTTAAAAAATCCCGTAGCTCCTCCATCGACAAGTTGGTCAATGCAGCAGCATCCCTGAATGAAAGCACCGAACAACGTACTGGTCCTGATCCACGTATGTGGAAGCCAACCGTTGACGCAGCAGAGAATGGCTATGCCGTTATCCGCTTCCTCCCGGCACCCGAAGGTGAGGAGCTTCCATGGGTACGATACTGGGATCATGGCTTTAAGGGTAAGAATACCGGTATGTGGTACATTGAGAAATCTCTTACCACTCTCGGTCAGAAAGACCCAGTAGGTGAGCTTAACTCTAAGCTCTGGAACTCGGGTCGAGACGAAGACAAGCAGACCGCACGTGATCAGAAGCGTCGACTGCACTACGTCTCAAACATCTACGTCATCTCTGATAGCAAGAATCCAGAGAATGAAGGCAAGGTCTTCCTCTATCAGTTTGGTAAGCGTATCTTTGATAAGCTCATGGCAGCTATGCAGCCAGAGTACGAAGATGAACAGCCTATCAACCCATTTGATCTTTGGGAAGGTGCTGACTTCAAGATTAAGATTCGTAAGCAGGATGGTTGGCGTAACTACGACCGCTCTGAGTTTGCCGCACCTAGTGCACTGGCAGACGATGAAGAGATGGAACGTATCTATGCACAGTGCCACTCCCTCCAGGAGTTCACTGATCCGTCTACCTTCAAGTCATATGATGAACTGAAATCTCGACTGGATATGGTACTCGGTCATGGTGACACGCTCACTGCACAGCAGGTAGAAGACCTGACAGTTACTGCTGAGTCTGCACCTATGAAAACTGTTGAACCGGTCTCTACAGCGGCTACAGACGAGGATGACGACGATACAATGTCGTATTTCTCAAAGCTGGCTAACGAAGACTAATTAGAAGCCTCCCCCACCTCCCAGCAGTCCTTTGTTCATGTAAATGTCTTGTGCTGCTGGGATATCGGATGCGATGGTCGTCGATTGAGCATTACTAACAGTACTGTTTTGGTTGATGACCGTCGTACTTCCTGCTCCAACACCTTGAACATTCTGTAGGTTCTGTCTATTCAATTCTAACAGCTGAGCTTCTAATCGAGCATTACGCTCTGCGATTCTAGCTCTTGCCGATTCTCCGCCAGGAACACCAATCTCACTTGGCTCTGCGATAACCAATTCACCGCCACCTAAGAATCCTGGAATAGGAATAGCAATTTTAGGAATACTGATTCTGAGGTTATCGCTCAAGAATGCTACTAATTGATCCGGAATATTCTGAATTAAATTCATAACTTTCAGAAGAGCTTCTTGCGATCCGATCTTTAATTGTTCTACAAAGAAATCTAAAGCATTGCCAACCTTCTCAAAGATACCAGGAACGATACCTTCAACTAAATTCATAATCATTCCTACTGGTGAAAGACTGAATATTGCGCCAAGCGCTTCTTTTGCCTTTTCTAATGAAAACTCTCCTTTAAAAAGATCTCCAACAAAGCTACCGATCTTCTTTACATCCTCAAAGATTCCTTCAACTAACTTGGCAAAGGTTTCTTGGAAGCTAAAATCGCCAATAGCATCTGCTACACTTGTCAAACCAACTTGGTCGAAAAGCCATTCTGTAGCTTTTTTGATAAGATCGAGTGGAGCAAAAATCAGCGAATTGAAGAACCCAACAACAGCACCTTCAATACCGCCAATGATGCCGTCTTCTTTAAAACCATCTACTGCACCTTTAACCGTATCCCATGCAGTAATAAAAATAGTCAATGGTAAAAATAATCTACTGAAAATTTTACCAATACCTTTTAAGAATTCAAAGCTTGGTAACAGTGCCGTCATACCGCCAGAAACTAGCGTAACCGCTCTACCAAGTGCACCAGAAATAAATCTAAACGTTCCTCGAAATACATCAAAGAAAGCATCGATTGCCTTACCAATTGGTCCTGCTTTAAAACTATCGATCAATGCAAGAAGTTTTACGCTAATAGGTTTAACTAATAAATTATTAATAGAGAATGCAATCTTTTGGAGATCGACGATAAACTTTAAAAATGCATCTCGAATTTGCTGTACAACTTCTTCGATTTCTTGATTAAAAAATGTACCTAGTGCTGCTAAAGATAAAGCCGCACCAGCTAGAAGCGCATCACCAATAGCAAAAGGTGATTTGGCATCTCCAAGCCCTCCGGTTGCAGAAGGCGGTTCTTTGCCACCATTCCTACCCCTTTCTCTTTCAGCCTCTGCCTCATCCAGAATACTTCGTTTCTGAATATCGATTAGACCTTGAACACGTTGCACAAGTGCAACGACAGCAGAGGTAGTTTTACCTTGCTCTTCGTTCTGCATTTGTAACATTGCGGTTACGTCATTTAGTGTAGCTTCTGCCATTTATTTTGCTCTCTGTCGTTCGGCTTCTTCTTCAAGATAGTTGATTAGCATAGCAAGATAGATTTCTCTCTCCCAAGGTATCATCATGTCAATTTCAGTCAAAGAATAATGATGATGTTGCATCAACTGGAAGTTTACCTGATAATGATTTGTCAGGTTGTCATGAGAGAGGCATACTAAAAAAAATCAGCGGTTCCTTCCAGTGTCAACTTATTATCATGGCCACAGCTACCACACTGAAACTCTACATCATGTTTAAGTCGTGGCATATTTTCAATAAAATCTCGAACCTTCATAAATTGTTCTGTCGAGAACGATTCAATAAAGTTCATCACTTCTTCAGGTGTCTCTTCATCCAGCGAGAATCTTTCCTCTTTTGTTTCAACTGCGCTAATACAAGCAGCAATCATATCAAATGCCTGATCAGTTTGGCTCCCTTTGTATTTAACCATTTTAGGGCCAATGTCTTTCAAAGTAGGGTACTTCATTTCTAAAGTAATATCAGAAGACAGTTTAATCTTCTTTGCATTAGCTCCCTTAGGAACTTTAATATCAACCTTTGAGATATCTACTTTAATCTCATTAGATGTTTCACACTCGGCACACTTCGCTTTAATATCACTAGACTCGCCTACGGACTTGCTACGGATCTGAGTGAAGAGATATTCGATGTCAAAGATCGGAAGGGTTCTTACGTTAATCTCTTCATCAATACAAGACTCAAGAGTATCACAGATTGCCTCAAGCGATCCAAGTTCATCACCCTGTTCTAGAGCAATCATTAAAACCTTTTCTTCTTTTACGAGATATGGTCTAAATCTAATTGTGTCGCCACTAGATGGAATTTTTGTAGAATACTTGATCGTCTCATTAAGTTTTGGCAAAGCCATAATGTATCTCCATTATTATCTAATTCGTTCCCAGTCAGTATAGGAAAGTTGAACGCTAAGTTGTACTAATTGGTTCTGGTTTTCGTCACCAAGTTCGATTGCTTGCATTGTTGTAGGAAAGGCTTTTAGCAGTTTACAAGCATATATCACTGAGTTATCACCATGGTCTAGCTGCTGAATAACTACTGTCTTGGCGTATTCGCTTTTATACTTTAGTTCGTATGTGTCGAATCCGATGATCTGCTCTTGCCAGTTCTCAAAGTATGTTCTCATTGAGTAATCTT